GTATTGCAACGCAGCTGCGAAGACCGTTCAATTTCTCTGTCCCAGTCAACAGTGGTTTCAACGCACTCGACGCGAACGGATGCCCATCCAACAGGTCAGGCTCGCACAATCACGCTGTGATGGGCGGGCTAGGGATGCGGAAAGCACCGGATGGCCAATGGCTAATCAGGTGGCAGAATAGTTGGGGCACACGATGGGGCCAAAATGGTCGTGCGTGGTTGTGCGAAAAGAATATTCAAGGATGGGGTTTTGATGCTTACAGTGTCTCGGCAATTGCAACGATCACGCCTGACACGGCACCTGCACTAAATTAAATGAAACGCAAAACACCTAAGAGCAGGCTCAATGCCATGCCAAGCGGCACGGAGTTGGAGCGTATTGCCCGCCGCATCCTGACGGAACTGGGCAACAACGTAGCAAGACCGTGGCTCGCGATCTACGACCGTAAGAAGGAAGCCGACCCGTTCACGGCTCCGCTTGACATGGCTGGCAAGTTCATCCCGATTATCGAGGCATGGATTGACCAATCGGGCCGGTCACTGCTGGTGTCGCTTGACCAGCAGGACGCCGATCAATGGCTAGTCCGTGCTCCGGAGGTCATTCAGGCCGCTCGCGAGGCTGTGCTGGACCTGTGCAACGAAACGATTGAGCAGTTCACCACCGACACGCTCCGCACGCTGGAAGGCATGCGGCTGGATATCGCAGCGTCCATTGAATCCGGCGAAACGGCTGGCGAACTGACCAACCGAATCAGCACTTGGATCAAAGACAACGCCCGCTGGCGAGCACGGCGGATTGCAATCACCGAATCAGCACGGGCTTATAACACCGGACTGGTGAAGGCCGCCGAAAGCCTTGATTTCGTGGCCGGTTGGGAGTTGCTCGTCTCGGGTGATGCCTGCCCCGTGTGTCACATGATTTATCGTTTATGCCCGATTATCCCCAAAGGCGGGACATTTGGAACTAACGGTAACAATAGGACCTACAAAGACCTGAAGTTCCCTCCGTTTCATCCCGGCTGCCGGTGTTCGCTGCTGGAAGTATTCGACGATGAGATGCCAAAGAACCTCAAACCGCCCGTCAAGCCCGGTGAAAACGGCTACCTGAGACCATCCGAAGCGGACTACGAAACAGCGGATCAAGGCGGTTATTTATCGGTTGCAATCGGCAACGCCAAGTCGTTCACAAAAACTGGCAGAATTCTGGAGTCCTGATACATGGATCTGATGACAAAAGCAATCGAATCAGGCTTGTCAGAGTCTGATTCAGGGGGCTTTACAGCCTATGCCAGTCGGTTTCTCAACATTGACCGGCAAGGTGACATGATCCTGCCGGGTGCCTATAACAAGGCCCTGCCAGAGTTCCTGGACGATGGCGGGGTGATACTTGCCGACCACATTAACAAAACTATGTCCGTGGCTGCCACCATGCGTGATGCACGCGAGGACCGTAAGGGACTGCTGGTTGATGGCTCATTCTCGGCCACGGAAACAGGCCAGCGAATACGGCAACTCCTGAAGGAGAAGGCCGTCAATAAAATGTCGATTTCATTTCGGGCTGCATCTCGCAAGATCAAAGAAGCGGATGTGCTCGAAATCTGGAACCGCTACAACTACAACCCCTCAGCCACTCAGAAGCAACTTGCCAAGAGTGGAGCGAGTTTGATTTCCGAGGTCAATGAAATTCTCGAAGTCTCATTTGTCCCAATTCCAGCCAATAAAGACGCTGGAATTATCTCGGTGAAATCACTTGAAACACCGACCCCGGTGGTGGATGCCGATCGCCTGTTGGAACTGTTCCAACGGGCTGAATTGGCTGATTCGATCCTGACCGCCGCCAAGCGGTAAACGAAAGGTTAGTGACCCATGTCTGCAACTGCATCTGAGCCCCGTTCGGCGGCCACAATCGCCGAAGATCGCCTTGTTTTGGCCAACAAAGTCAAATCACTGCGAGATGAAATGATCGCCGGTTCGGACGAAATACGCTCCGAAAAGTCTGGTGAATTGCAATCGACTATCGACCAGCTTGAAGCCTGTGACGGGCAATATCAACTGGTCAAGGCGCTTGAAAACGCGAACGCAATGGTCGAAAAGTATTCGCAACAACCACAACGCCCACAGGCCACAAGTAAGGCCGCTGTACTTGACCGCCAATCTGGCCAGGTCGTTTCAGGTGGCGAGCTTGCCACACTCTCAGACGCTGAGGTCATGGGCAGTTACGACTACCACAAGGCCTTCGAGTCGTTCCTGGGTGCCCGTGGCAAGCTGGAAGATGTCAAGAGTCGCAATCACCGTGATGTGCTCGAACGGTACGGCAAGGGTGGCGACAGAACCTTGTCGCCAAACGAGATATTTGCCCCGTTCCGCAAGGATATGTATCTCGCATCGACTTCTCTCGGATCGAACGCCGTAGCCCCTGATTTTCGCTTCGATATCATCACGCCTCGGACTGTCCAGCCCGTGATGCCGCGAATCTGTCAAACCCTCTCGACCAACGTCAGTTCGGTGACGATCCCCAAGAATAACGATGTCAACACTGACACACGTTATGGCACCACATTCCGCCCAACCAAGGGTGAAAGCCCGAACGGAACCGCGAATAAAAAGGACACCGGACCGTTTGGCCAGATGATCATTACGGCGAACACCGGTTCGATGTTCGCGGATGTCTCTCGTGACTTTTTTCAAGACGCGCCGGGTCTGTCCAGTTATCTCCAAGGCGAGGCATCAAAAGCCTTTGCCGCGATCATGGACGACGAAGTCATCAACGGTGTCACCGGCTCAATTCAGGCCGAGGGCGTGTTGACCAACACCAGCATCGGCATCACCAAGACCGGCACGGCGAACGTGCTTACGGCTCCGAAGATTACGGATGCTTACTACGCCTTCCGCCAGCAGTACAGCCCCAACCTGTCATGGGTGATGGCTCGTAGCACTCACGGCAAGCTGTTGCAACTCTTGGACGGTGCTAACCGCCCATTGTTCCTTCCAAACAGCCTGGCGGGGTACACACAGTCACCACAGCCGGATATCCTTGGTTCGCCTGTGTATTTCAATGAATTCGTTCCAGCCTCTGGGACGGGCTCGCCGAAGTCGATCATCGTCGGCAATTTCAGCGAGTATTTCCTCTTGCTGCGTCAAGGCTTTACGGTTCTGGTCGATGATATTTCGTTGGCTTATCTGAATCGAATTCGGGTTTCGTTCTCGTACCGTTTTGGCGGTGCTGTGCGTGATCCAAAGGCTTTCCAGATCGTTCACGAAGCTGTCTGATTTTGGTTTGTCGGTTTGGTAGTCAGCCCGGCGGGTCCTTCCCTGCCCGCCGGGTTTCATTTACATTTCGAGGCAAATCATGGCCGCATATATATCGCAGTCTGAAGCAACAACATACACCGATGTCATCGGCACCTGGTCCGCTGCCTCTGCCGTGGCCTACCTGTCCGCGGCATCGTCACTAATCGACCAGTATTGTGCCCGTTCCTTTTTACCTGCTGATTTGACAGCCGATGTGAAGTTGGCGATTGCATTGACGGCTGTTCATTTGAAAAACAATGGCCAGAATCCGGCACCAATCCAGATGGAACGCATCGGTGACTACTCCGCCACGTACCAAATCTTGAACACGGGAAGCGTCTTGCCCGCACTTGTGACACAACTGCTCCAACCCTATCGAAATGTGGTGATGGGATGATTAATACTTCATACAAATTACACTGGCGAGGCCCACAGTACGAGGCACGCCTGCAGAAAGAGATGTCGCAAGCTATTCGGACAGCCGCTGGCAAGGTGCGAAACGCAGCCGTCAAGCTGCTGAATGTGTCTGGGAGAGCGGCCACAAAAGATCTGAATAAGCAGACAGGCAAGGCTTTCAAGGGTTTAACCGCGACCGAAAAGAATGACAAGATCTATCAAGATGGGCTTGGCAAGATCGACGGCTTAAAGACGGTCAATAGCGGCAAAAAGGCATTGAAGTTCGGCGGGTCAGCCGGTGGTGTCAGCCGGATATATTGGTACGGCTCGCCAGTGAGCCGCTGGGTAACTGCCTCGGAACCGGGAACGCCACCACACAAGCAGAGTGAAACGCTCAAGCAGATCTCTATTGAAACAGCCCGCGGGGGGATGTCTGCCAAGGTTGGGCCTCGTTATGGCCTGATCTACGCACGAATCCAAGAGCTTGGCGGCAAGGGGATGGTCAATCTGGCCCCCCGCCCGTACATGCGACCGGCCTTCATTTCCTGCCTGCCTGAAATCCAAGTCCTAATCCAGACGGCGATCGTCAAGGCAGGAAAGAAATGAATTTCCCTGAACGACTTTTAAATGGTGCGTGCACAATCTACCGCGAAGTGAACGCCAAGGGTACGTTCGGCCAGGTGACGCAAGCACTAGAAAAGGTTGTCGCCACACGCTGCCGTGTCGATCAGAAAAGCACCACGCGAACCGTCTCCGGTGGGAGCTTCGAACAGACCACAGGTCGTTACACAGTCTATCTGCCGGGCATTCAAGCCCAACCAATCGAGGAAAGTTACTGGATCAAAGTCGCCACCAGCACCGGCATCACGTTCACCGCCCAAATCGCATCTGTCAGGCTTCCCGCCATGCTGGATCACCATACCGAACTCGAAGTTGTCAGGCGAGCACCTGCACTGGAGGTACCAGCTTGAATCTGCCGCAAACCATCATCGACTACTGGACCGCAAACCGTGGCACCTTGCCGCATTTGTGGCTCGAATATGCACCTGCAACCGACACCCCACCCATTGCAATCATGGAACCCACTGGGTTTGCCCGTGAACATGCAAACAAGCCTTTCTATTTCGATACCCACAAGTACAGATTCACAGTGCTCGGAATAGACGCGGTCGAATCTTACGAAAATGGTTTCGCAGCCATCGCCATGATGAATGGATTCAATTGCGATGGATTTATCAACCTGACAATCCAGCCAGAACAATACGCAACCCCGTTTTCAACCGGACAGGCCAACATCTGGGCCTTTGAATTCAGTATTGACTTCCTCGTCACCCCCTCCTGATCCCCTCCTGATGCTGAAAGGGCTTTAAGCCATGCCAAAAGGCAATCCGCAGACATTCCGAAATGGAACCGTAATTGTTACCCCAATCACACAATCACTTGTAGCGACCGCCAACGCGACCGCCATCCCGCTGGTGATTAAATCTGGTTCGCTTGACGGCGAAATTGAAGTCGCTGAGGCACCCACAAACCAGAACGGGACACTGGTGGCCTATGGCAACTCCAAAACCACAATGGAACTCTCCTGCTATGTCAGTCAGGCGAATCTGACGGCACCGTTTTCAAACGGCACCACATGGACATTCAAACGGGGCGATTTCCTGACCGCCAATGTCTCCTCTGGAAGTCTTTCCATTCTCGGGACGTTCATGATCACCAAGTATTCCACCTCGCTCGATCCAAATGACATCCTGAATATGGATTTCAGCCTCCAGAATCACGGCGATTTGACCACCGAAAATTGCACACTCGTCGCCAATTAAGGACTGATCATGCCTGCTGTATTCCATTTAAATGAACTTGGTGATGACTTTATCGAAGTCGAATCCGGCGGGGCAACTTACAAGTTGTCCCCGCTCACGATCGGTGGCCGGTCACGGATTCAGGCTACGGTGCGGAAGGTGGCCGATGATCCGATGGATCTGGCCAACATCGCCAGCCGTGGTCAGTCTCCAGCCGTGGTCGCTGAAATCTTCAAGGTTGCGATTCGCCAACGCGCCTACTTTCCACCCGCGATCGACTCCGAAGACGGCGTGGCGCTTATCCTCCGCTCTATTGATCTACAGGTGGCCGTGGTTGCGGAGATGTTGCGGAAGTTTCAGCCAGACACGACCACAGCAATGGCCGCGGCGATCGTGGATGTGATGGACCCAATGCGGTTCGCCGATCTCGCGACCTACGCTTGGACTGGCAAACGACCGGGCGACCACTCCCCCACGATGGCGGATCAAGCGACCCTGTAAATTGGCATAAATTGATTCGCCATTTAGTCGTCGAATGCCATCTGTCGTATCGAGATGTGTTAGACTTGACACCGATTCAGGCCGTTGCTCTGGTGACGGCAGAATCGGATCCACCGGGGCTGTTGCAACCCCAAACAATCATGGAGCTGACTGCTCCGTTTCTGGAGGCTCTGGATCATGGCCGGAACTGATGTCGGCAACCTTTATGTGAAGATCGGCACCAACCTTGCCGGACTGACGAACGGCTTATCCAAAGCACTCGGAGCTGTCGGTGGATTCGCCAAGACGGTCGGGGCATTCGCCCTGGGCAACCTGCTGGCAAAAGGGATCGGCGGTGCGTTCTCCGCAATCACAGGCAACATCGGGGCCAGTATTACCAACGCCAGCACCCTGAACGAAACGCTATCCAAGACCGATGTTTTGCTAGGAAATTCCGCTGATCAAGCGAAAAAGTTTTCCGCCGCTTTGGAATCGAAGGGGCTTGGCTCACAGGCTGAAATCCTTGAAAGCTATCTCGCCAGCGTCAATCAACTGACAAATCAGGGTGTCGGTAAGCAGATGGCCCAAAACCTTGCCGAGCAACTGGAAGTCAGGGTGGGTGATCTTGCCAGTCAGGACAATGCCGACCCGAAGATGATCCGCGAAAATCTGGCGTCCGCGATGGCCGGTGAATTCCAGATCCTTCGTAAGTACGGTGTGGACGCGAGCGCAGAGGACCAGCAAGCCAGCGGCAAGACACGGTCGGAATATGTGATCAGCAAGTTCATGGCCAAGACCAAGCGATCTGAAGGCGATTTTGACCGGACGAAATACGGTTTCGCCAACCTTGGGCGGGCCTCCGACACCAAGACCACAGCCGCATCCACCCGCGTGGGTCAGGATCTGTTGATCGTAGGTCAGGCGTTCCAATACTTTCGTGGCCGCTTCATGGACACCATCATGAAAGTGGCTGAAGGTGGGGCGTTCAAAAAGCTGGGCGAAAACATTTACACCGCGTTTTCATATATCGCACTTGCCGCCGACGCCCTTATCGGGCCGATCGTAAACGCACTGACCGAAGCCTTGACCACCGTATCGGGCTATGCCGCACAAGTGGCCGCGTTCCTGGCTAATCCTGCCGATACGTGGACGCTGATCACCAACAGCATCGCACTTGCTTTGCTGACCATCTGGGAGACGCTCACCGCTGTTGCAAACAAATTAAGTCTCGGCCTGGTCGCCAAACAGGACATGGGCGGTGCCAAGCAAGCGATCTACGACGACAACGCAGCTGCGTCGGAACGCATTGCTGCATCCAAGGCATCGTTCGACGCTCAGGTGGGCGAACTGAAGGATAAGTTTACCGCCTCCACACCATCTTTGAGCGGTGCCGGTGCCCTCGGCATGAACGCACCCGCCGCCACCAGCATGAAAGCCAGTTCCTCCGCTTTCAATTCGCTCCTGTCTGGCGTATTCGCTCAAAAGCCAGACAAACAATTGGGCGTGCTGCAACAAATTGCAACCAACACCGCACCCAAAGATACCGGAGCAGCACCGGTCACCAATAAAGCCACACTTGCAACACCTAAAACCGGAGGCGGAATC